AGGAGTCGAACTCTTAACCGCTTCGATGCCCATAATTTTCAGTTTAGGTTCTTTGTATCGAACACCTTCGTTATCATAAACATTGAGAATATATCGTTTTTTTGCCGTCCAGATTCCTTTGTCTGCAATAACCTCTCGGCCCATTATCATTTTTTGGTCATATGCATTCATATTCTGAGCAAGAGTTTTATAACTTTTATCAATAAATGGTTCCAGCTTCTCTTTTGCAATCTTATCCAAGAAGGAGACAATTCTACTAGTTTCAGTTCCATCCTTAAACACTTTGTTGATAAGAGCATCAAACGTGATGTAAACTGAGTCCGTGTCGCTCGCAACAACGTAGTCAATTTTGTCGGTTTCCAAAATTTTGTTAAGATATATGTTAAGAGCCTTTTCAATCCATCGTATAGATAACTGACCACTTGTTGTAATCGCTTCAGCATTTCGCAAATCAAAATACCTAAACCAAGTATTCCCAATAGCACCATACGCACTATTAAGGGATATTTTTTTCGCCATCTGAATGTTGTTGTATTTGGAAATATCTTTGAGAAGACTTTTGTCTTTAGTGTCCTCATATTTTTGTTTAACTTCCAATAATAATTTTTTATATTTAACTCTATCATTGTAAATAGTCTCCATTAATTCTGGAAGAAACCCCCTCTTATCCTTTCTAAAAAACGCACCATTAGGAGTCATACTGTACTTCGTTTTATTTGTTATATCACCTTTTAAAATTTTATCAACCATTTTCTCTGGCACTTCTTCATTAGAAGGAATTAGAGTCTCTGGTGAAATATTATATTGCATGATTAAATGTGGGTACAGGGAATTTAAATCAAAAGACATTACCCAGTTATGCATACCAACAATTGGGTCTTTTACATATGCTCCTTCATATTTTTCAATCTTTTTGTTTACCTTCTTGGGTGGTATGACAATATTCTTTTTGCAAAGATGGTTATAAATGATAATGTCCCAATATCTCACAGTTCCAAGAACATCTGTAAAGTTCACCTTAGCATCATAAGCCATTGTTAAACACAACTCAATCAGCTTCATCTTATCTTCTAATTTATCAACTAACTCCACATCTGTAATGTTATATTCAATAAATGATTGATAATCTTTAGTATACCATTCACGAAACGTATCATAGGGATTTCCTGATTTACGTTCACCCAATTCCACGAATGCAATATGGTCAAGAGTATATCGTTCCTGATTAGTGTATGTGAACTTACGATACAGGTCAAAATAATCTAATGCAGCAATACCATCTAATGTATATACCTGATGCGTTCTACCCATCTGATACACTTCTCTGGAAAATACATTTTTCCAAGGAGACAGACGCTTAACTTGACTCTCACCAAAAATATTTATGATACGGTTACAGAGATAAGGAATATCAAAAAATTCAGTATTCCAACCCGTAATAATATCTGGTGTATGTGTTTCCCAAAAACCCAAAAATTTATTTAATAAATCCTCTTCATCCTTACACTGAAAATATGTAACATCATCACGATAATTATTATATTCATCAACGCCCCAGACAACAATTCGTTTGGATTGATGGTTCTTAACCGTGATGGCCAAAATAGGTTCTATAGCATCTTCTGGTTTAGGAAATCCGTTTTCACATTCAACCTCAATGTCAATAGTCACCATTAACATTTTATCCAAGGACCATTCTATTTGATTTGGAAATTCATCAGAAATCCAGCAATAGGGATATTGAGTATTACCAAAAACAATATTCTGACTTTCCCTTTCAGAAACCCATCTTTTTGCATCTTTAATACAATCAAATTTGTGGGGTAGGACATTTTGACCATCAAGGGTTTTATAACCTGTTTCCTTTTGGCCGGATATTAAATCAAACAATGTGGGCTGATAATCAACTCTGCGAGTTGTGCGTTCTCCATCCTTGACCTCACGGACTAGAATAGAGTTACCATATTGTAATACATTAGTGTAAAAGTTCATATAAAGACTATATCAGGTTTCCGTAGATTTGTCAAGGGTCCAGTTGTCACGATTTTTAAAATGATTTAATATTTCTACAACAAGACCATTATGAACTTCTTCTATACCACTAAGGCCTGGAGTTGCATTTACTTCAAGAATATATGGTCTATCTTTTGTTGGGATAAAATCAACCCCCACTAATCTACCTTTAATTGCACTAGCAGCTGCAATTGAATCTTTCTCTTCTATATCAGTTAATTTTATTATTTCTGATTCGGCACCTAAAGATACATTACTTCTAAAATCATCAGTCATGACTTTTCTTTTCATCGCACCCAATACTTTACCATCCAGAACTATAACTCTAACATCGTAGTCAGTTTTTATATATTCTTGTACAATCATTGGAACATCAATATACTGACACATTTGCACTGAAGCGTCTAAAGACCTCATACTTTCTAATATCACCACACCAACTCCAGTTTGAGAACCCGCAGCGGCCTTAAACACAACTGGAAATTTAGTATTTAATGATTTAAATGCTCTTTCTGAATCTGAGATATGAGTTATATAAGATGTTTTAGGTGCTAGTAAATTATTGCCCCTTAAATAAACATCAGTTAAAAATTTACTTGCACAAATATCATAACTTTCTGTAGAATTTATAGTTACGAAACCTTTAAACTCTAATTCTTTAACTAAATCTATCCATCTTCTTTTTGGATTTCTAGTTGGTAAATCTCTATAAAGTATTATATTATTTTCTAAATCAAGTTCAATACTTCTATAATCTGCATCTTTTGTTTTTAAGTCTGGTTTAATATAATGTCCATTCTTTTCATCTATATTCAAAGAATGTAGAATTGTTTTACCATTTTTTTCAGATAAATAACTTCCCACATAATCTGCATAATAAATTTCCACTCCAGATTTTTTTGAAGCTTTATTCATAACAGCCATCATTCCTAGATGATTATTTACAGGAATATCTTGTAAAAGGTCTTCTGCATGGTAGAAACAAATAATTTTATATGGTTCTTCTTTTGCCTCTGTGATAAATTCTGCGAACTTTTCCATCTTAACCATCAATCTTCTTTTTTCTTACCTATGTTATATTTGGTTTCTAAAGTCCAATCGTTCTTCTCAGCGAATGACAACACTTTGATTTGGCTGAGAGGAGCAACTTCTCCGACTTCTCCTATAATATCAACCAATCCCCAATCCTGTAAAAGTTTGGCAATTGTATTTCTACGAGAAATGTCGTTTGTTGATAAGTTGGTGTTCTTTCCATCTAATGCAAATAATTCTTTAAAATGCACAATATAATACCGTCCCTGTTTATGCAGTATGTGACAGGACTGATAAAGTTTTTTTTCTTTTCGTGAAGCTACACCAATACGAGATAAGGTTTCTCTTACCTTGAGAAAATCATCGGGTTCTCTCAACCCGATTTCCAACATTTGCTCCTGCGTCCAATTAAAATCTTCCATCTCTTCCACCTTTATTTGTTTTTCTTTTTATGGCAGAAATTTGTTCCTCAGACAAGATATCAAGAGCCGCCTTTGCTTTTGCGTTATTATATCCATAAAACTCTTTAACATACTCTATGTCCTCTAATTTCTTCGCCTTCAGCCAGGGAGTAAACCTTTTCCTTGGTCTTAGACTATTTATCAAAAAATCAAATTGTAGTTTCTTATCTAAATGTGGTAGTTGATTAATTTCATTACACAACATAAGGGTATCTGGAAATGGGGATACGCACTTATTTACTATAAATGGGAGATATTTCTTTTCCCATTCTTCATCCTCAGTATCCATAAGAAGTTCTTTAGTCTCATTTATTGCTTTAAGATAATCCTTGAGTTCATACATTATGAAACAATGCACTTAAAGACAACAATAATTCTTAGTTCATAGCAGTGTCGAGAAACAGGTGCAGCGCCATGTGGATGTGCGCCACCATGAAAAGCAACCATTCGGTTTCCTTTGTTTTTAGACTGAGCCTCTATCTCTAAAGTATCCTTGTTGTAAATAATTGTACCGCCGCCCCACTCTGCTTTCCAATCAAGTCTTGGATAGAAAACAAAAGTATATCTTTGGTCTAAGGGGATAGGTGAATCTGAGTCATCATAATGGAGATGTGTTTCTAAACCGAAAGTTTGTCCGTTACAATAAATCCTCTCATATTCAGTAATACCATATCTGGTTTTGAAATCCAGTTTATTTTTTGCATGTTCAAAAATATTATCAGCCCAATCATAACCCCCAGCAACACACTCTTCCTTATTGTGTCCCAAAAGAGCATGCCAATGTAAATTTGGTTTACCTGTTGCAGATTTATAATCATATTCCCATTTTAATTTTCTAACTTCATCATCAACAAGTATTGCGTTATGGTCTTCTAAAACATTATCATAAATATCAATTTTCATTTAAACTTTACCCTTCCCATAATTTCAACCAAACAGGCCATCATGTTAATTTCTATATCAGCGACAAAGGCCGCTTTGTACTGGTATTCCCCAAGGATAACAACCACATGAGGAATAGACCCAGAATCAATATAATTATATATATTGTTATAAATAAGACGAAACAACTTATCACTATCGTTGTCCAAATTATCGACCACCCATTTACGAACATTTGTAAATTCCTTTTTCTTCATCATCCCCATCAGGTCTTTGATATTTTTGTCACTAATGTTTACTAAAATACCAGCATCAATTTCGCCTGATACAGAATATCGTTGTAGTTCATTAAGAACCTTGCGCCAATCTGGAAAATGGTTGTTTATAAGTTCTGCTACAACCTTCTTGTTAAATTTAATATCATTCTTACCAAGAATATCAATAACTCGTTTGAAAAACTCTTGGGCAAGTTTTGCTTTCTCTGAATTTGGTATTACAAAATCAATCACACTACAACGAGATTGTAGTGCTGGAATAATACGATTCT